GGTAGACGTGGTAGGGCATACCATTCTTCGTGATGACATAGGAATCGTCAGCGGTGCGATGTACGATTTGGCCGTAGTTCATTTCCGTTCCTTCTCTATGCCTTTCGGATAGCGATATGCCGCCCGGAGATATACGTTCCCCCGGCAACTACTCCATATGTAACTTGGCTATTCGCGTATGAATAAAACGTCCATGTACCTCCAGCGGGAAGATTGCTGTTGTCTCCTACCACGACGTTTGGGACTACCGTTGTTTGCCATGCATTACTTGCGCTTGTTGCATAGTTCACGCTAAAATTGATCGGGTTCCATGTATACATGTTTCCGAATTCTGCTGCGTTGCCGCCCCATACCGCTTCCGGTTGGCCTGTTCTTGCAACCCAGTTGAATTTCGCGGTTTGACCGTCATCTGTTACGACTAAGGTTCGCGCTATTTCCGCATCGTCAGCCAAGGCTGCACTTGGGGCTTTTGTACATCCGGCGGATGTCGTGACGACATTCCCAAGATCGAGAGTATCCGCCTGCGCCTTCAGTCCGCTTTCACTGTAGCCTATGTAGATCTTGTTGTTTCCTTGCCCTTTACCGCCCCCTTGCTGCACAGCGGGCTTGTACTCCCCGCCTCCGGTCAAAAAGCTTTCCTGCTGCCCGGCGGTTGCGGGCGGCACAAGGCCGCTCGTCCCGGCGGTCGATGCCGTTGCACCATCGTATTCGGGGACGGAGATGATGCCGTTGTTGACGCGGAGGCCGTCGCCGATTTGCTGTTCGGTAATAAGGCGAGTGTATCCGCTGAATCCTTGTTCAGTATAGATAGTACTGATGGCGGCGCGGGGGAGACTAGAACGTCCAGAAGTTATCAAAAGGGACCCTCTGTGCGTAGGCGACCCCAAGATCATTTCTGCAAAAGGCCCAGTGAACGGAACGTTTGTGGAACCCGAGTTTATTGCGGTGTACATGCCCGGTTTTTCACTGAGCATCCCGGATGAAAAATCGTGCGACCCCTGTGTGTTGGAATTCCCAATCTGCCCCCGCGCACTCGCCAGATCCTCAAGGTTCCCCCCAATAGCCACATCTTTCACGGTGATCGCGTCGCCTGCGTCGGCCTGCACTGTCTTCCCGTCGAGCTTCGCGGAGAGCGTCACGTCACCGGACAGCGGGCCGCCCCCAGTCATGCCGGTTCCGGCAATGACTCTTATGGAATCAGGTACGAACCCGAAGATTTTTGGCCTAGACCAAACGTTATCATCAGTTCCAGGAGGGACCGGATTTGTCGGTGAGGCAGCTATATCGATCTGAGCCTGCCACAAAGTACCATCAGAGCCGATACAGAGAGCTCCTTTACTGTAGGGCTGCGCCGCAGACCACGGCAGGATGCCGAAAGCGGTCAGTTCAGACATGAGGCCCGTGAGCAGATAGAGCATCTGATTCCAACGGGAACTCTCACCAAGGGAGTCGTATTTCTGCCCGGACTCAAACTCCGCATCGGTGTCACGGTAGGCAATGCCGGAAACCGGCTGCGTGGGAATGCTCGTCTGGGCATCCTTCCCCCAGATCGAATCGAGAATATCGGCAAAGGTTCTCTGTATGCCTGAAAGGGCCATAGTCTTCTCCTAGATGGTTCCTTTGCACGCCCAACGCCCGGAATCCCAGCGTTGAGCGTTACTCTTGTCGAACGCAAAGAAGTTTGTGGGGATGAAAACGATATATCCCGAGATGTTCAGAGTCGCGGGATAGGGGACGGCGTATTCGTCATCAACCCGGCGCGTGTTTATTGCTGTCGTGAGGCGGAGAAGGTTCGTCGTGCTGATGGTCGAGGGAACAATCAAACCGACCTGCATGGGCCCCGTCTTTTCAAAGCTGACCAGATTCCCGGCGACGAGCCGGATCAGCCCCTCAAGTTCAGGCACAGAAGCCACAAGCGCATGATTGGCGATAACGCGAGCAAGTATCTTTGTTCTGTAGACCGGGTCCTTCTCAGGGATGTACTCGACCAGCGGGGCGTCCCGGCACCACCACGGCGTCGAATCCCAAGCCTGCCCCATGCGGTCAAAGGCGAACCAGTGCGAGTCACTGTACTGGTACGGGGCGCGTTCCTCTCCGACGATGCGCCCAAGCGCGTCAAGATTTGCGGCTTCGGCGGCGTAGAGGGTACGCCCGCGCTGCATGTCAAGAACGGCGTCGTAGAGTTCCTGAACCTCACCGACGAACGCGGCGACGAACTGCCGCAGGACGCACGCCGTTAGGAACTGGCTCGGCAGCTTGGCAAGCGCCTCGTCGATCAGGGACTTGGCATACTGCCCAAAGGAGACTTCAAGACGGGACGGAACCGACATGGCTACTGCCCCCGCACCGTGACGGTGATGTCGTCCGTGTCAAAAGTCGCAACCTGATTCCATGCGATGGGGATGTTCTCTTCGGAGAGAGAACCTTGTGCCGTGCCGATTTCGCAAAGGATGATCTCGTGGCCAGCGATGGAATTGATAGGGGTATAGAGTCGGGTTCTGATGACATCTTCGCCTGGCGGGAACCCTTCAGTGTTGCTCGTGTCGCCATATTGGGCATACGAAACGATAGCCTCCTTGATGAGCTGGATTCCGTTGTCCGGGAACTCCGATCTGTTGGTGATCTCGACGATGACGTTGACGTACACGGGAATGGGCGTGGGCCGACTGAACGAGATTGAGTAGCCTACGCCCTGCTGATCGTACTTCGTGATCGATATACTCCCGTGCCCGATAACGCCGACGGGAAACCGCAGGAACAGGGCATCGGTGATCGCATCCGGGTCGCCTCCCTCGGCGACCACTGCAACCTCTTTGAACGGAATTCCTCTAGCATCAACGGGATACGTATTCGTGTTCTGGTAAGCCCGGCAGTAGGTCACGCCCTCGACCGCCAGAACGGCCGCATAAATGGCGTCGATCTGGCGGTAGCTGGTGAGCTGCGTGGACCGCTGCTGACGCTTGCGCAGTTCTTCGTCCGTCTCCTGCGCCGTCCCGACCGATTCCGTAGCCGTGTTGCTCGCGTTAAAAAAACCGGCAACCGGGGTCTGGATGGTATTGACCGTGCCCGGTTCGGGATTGAACGCGCCGTATTCCGTGCAGACCCCGCGAGCCGTCGCATGGGATGTCCGCTGCCCGTCCTCAGCCGCGGGAAAGATGATGTTTTCCTGAATGGCGTACGCCGTTTCCCCGGAAGCCGAGGCAATGAGCGTCCCCGCAGGGACCAGTACGCCCGGCGTTCCCGTCAGGTCGAACGAAAGGATGGTTCTTGTGCCCGCCTTGCGCGTAATGGCGTTGAGCTGCACCGTACCGCTCTGCCCCGCCCCCGTGTTCTTCTGCGGGTCAAACTGTACGCTGGCCTCGTAGGCGGCTTCCCACGCCTCCTCGAGCGCGGAGGCGAACACGCCGACAACCTGCTGCAAGATGGCGTCGTCAGCCGCATTCTGAAAGGGATATTCCCCCGTCGAGGGGTCAACGATGTTCGCAAGCTCAAGATTGAGATCGGACTGGATATCCGCCAGACGCTTCGGGATAAATCCAGCGCCCGTCATCCCGTACTCCTCAGACGCCATTTTCATCCTCCCCGCCGATGGTCAGGGTGTCTTCAACAACGCTCCCGGAATGCAGCAGCACCTGCATGTAAACGGAATAGGTCCGGCTCCCGATGGAAAAAAGGGTGTTGAGCTTGACCGCGCGAGCGACGCCTTCCGTCTCCAGAATCCGCTTGCGGATCAGCAGATCAACGGTACTCTTGTCACGCAGCGTCGCGCCGAGGATGCCCTTTCCGTCCTGATGCCACGGCATGCCCGCAGTGTTCAGGAACCATTCCCCACGCTCACGGAAAAGGCGCGTGCGGATGCGCTGGATGACTTCATCGTCACCCGTCGCGATGCCGCCCGTCAGGTCGCCGTTTTTGAACTCCAAGTCCCAAGCCATCCGTTTGCCCCTGTTTACAGCGACATTAGGGGAAAAATCGGAACCCGTTCACCCTGAATGAATTCCTTGGATACAATAAGAATACGCATAGTGCGCATGTTTTTCTTGACTACAATGCGCATTATGCGTATAAAAAACTCATGACAGCACGGGAACTCATAAAGAAACTGGAGGAAGCGGGGTTCGTGAACAAGGGCGGAACCAACCATGACAAGATGGTTCACCCGGACGGGAGAGTCACCGTGATTCACAGGCACAAAGGAGACATCCCGTTGGGAACCCTCAAGGCAATCGCGAGGCAAACCAAAATCAAGTTACCCTAACCGAAGGGGGGGACAATCCCCCTTCAGGAGTAAAGATATGCGTTATCCCGTTATCGTCCATAAGGACGGAGGTTCGGACTACGGCGTGACCGTACCGGATTTTCCCGGCGTCTTCTCTGGAGGCGAAACGCTCGACGAGGCGCTGGCCAACGTACAGGACGCCATTGAAACCTTTTACGAGGGTGAAGAGGTCGAACGCCTTCCCGATCCCTCTCCGCTGGAGAGCGTGCTTGCCTCGGAAGACGCGGAAGGTGGGGCCGTGGTGCTGGTGGACGTGAACTTCGACTTCCTCGAAAAGAAGGCCGTCCCGGTCAACATCACCGTGCCGCTCTACCTCCGCAACCGGATCGACAGGGCGGCAAAGGCCCGCGGCATGACCCGCTCGGCGTTCCTCGTCCGGGGGGCAAAAGCCTATATGTAACCCACAAGAGGCCCCGCCCGGGGCCTTTTCATTTTACAGGGCCGCCCGTCGTCCCATCGCCAGTCTGCACGCCTTCGTGCGTATGGGTGCCGAGCACCACGCCGTCCTTGTCGGTGAATGTCCCGTTCGTGGAACGGCAGTCACCCGAAAAGGTGTTCCCCGCACCGCTCAAGTCCATGTTCTGGCTCCTGACGGTACACTGCGCGTCGGTCTGCATGGCGATGCCGGACGGAGCCGTGGTTTCGAGCTTCCCGCCGCTCATCTTCATGACCGCCGTTCCGTCCGTCATCGTGATACCGTCCGGGCCGAGGCTGATGTAGCTTTTGCGCTCCCTGTCCCGCAGCTCGATGGCTTCCGTGCTGTAGTCGGCGATCTCCACGGCGTCGGACGACAGGCCGGGAATGAAGATGGCGTCCGTGAGACTGTGGCCGCGCGGCTGTATCAGCGTCGGATCGCCGTAAAAAGGCGGCGTGGACACGTCCCCGGCCTGCAAAAAATTGTCGAGGCCGCGATCAGGGATGACGAGCAGCCCGGTGTCCCCCGGCTGGATGGGTACGGTCAGCAGAAAGCCCGCCGTCTGCGCGAACGGCAGCACGACGGGCACCCCGGAAAGCTGAGGCAGACTCCGGTAGCTGACTTCTTCGCCGAGCGTGATTTTCATCTGGGTAGTGGGCTGCACGGTGACGCGGACGGGCGGCCCCGGCTGGAAGGCGAGCACCTTGGCGGGCATGGCGACGTGCAGGCCGTCCATCATGCGCCGCATCTGGAGGCGCAGATTCTCGGATTCGGACGTAACGGAGTAGTCTGCCATCACTTTTTCCCCGGCGGGAAGCGGAAGGACTCAATGTCCATCGTCCACGCCTCGCTGTAGGCGTCAATGTTGATGCTCATGGTGTGGATGCGATATGTGCCGCTCAAGCGGGGATTGAGCGTGCTGTTGACCTTGATGGAGTGCCCGGCGCTGATGCCGGGAACGTAGAGGGCCTTGATCTTCACCCCGGACTGGATCT